GGTCAATCTTCGTGTACTCAAGATAGAGTTTGTCAGCATTCTTGAGTGCGCCCGTCGGCGTTACAGAGATAACGAGCCGCCCTTCATCGTTGTACGCCGCTGTATAGTCCGTTAGGTTCTTTGCGGGTTCTGCTGCAGGGGCGGTCTTAACCTTGAGCGAGTCAATGAGAACGGGATCGTCGAGCACGACGCGCCCTTCTGTGACCGTACGCCCTTCAGTGTCTTTGATCTCTGCTTTGTGTTTTACAGGGTCAAGGACGTTGACAAAGATAATCGGCTTGACTCCATAGAGTTTGAACTGCGCATACATGACTTCGGAAAGCGTGTATGCGTCCCAGTTCTCCGAATATCCAAGCTCCGCCACCGCCTCATTCCAGCTGTAGCAAATAACAGGTCGATTGACGTTCTTCGCTGGGTCAGCCGTCAGATGGACGGGTGCCGTCCCAAACACGACGGGCAGTCCCGCCGTGGTGTTTACGGGTGGAAGAATGGAAGTCGGTACTTCCTTCACCCGTACGCCGTGAAAAAATGCCATATTCTTTACCGCCTTTCCTTTTCCTCATGCTCCTGCACGGCTTTCTGGTACAGGACATGGAGGAGTGATCCCGTCTCCCCGACTTCTGCGCGTGCCGCATCGAGGTTTTCCGGGGAAACAAAAAGCGGAGCATGGATTGGATCGTCTTTGAACGCCTCCGGAATCCCGTCCGCAAATACCTTATACGTTGAAAGATCGCTGCTCCGAATGCTCGGGCCGATGTAGATCATCGGCTGTGCGACCACTTCGACAGGAGTTTCCTTCTCCTTCTTTTTGGGCGGTGTTTTCTGCTCCGCCGTTTCTGTCTCTTCCATGGTTTCTCCTTTCACACCCTGCCGAGAATGTCATTCCGCGTGTTCTTGACGATTGGCAGGATTACGTCAAAATCAATGCGCCCCCAGTATTTCGGATAGGGTTGCTCATCGGGAATGCTTGTTTCGAGTTCCCCGCCCGCAATCTGCCAACGATTCTTGATCGGGTTTTTAGAGAGCAGCGAGAAGCGCAGGAACTCCAAAACGTGATAGAGACTTTCTGCGCCGCACTTCTCCGCCTCGGGACATACAACGACATAGACCGTCATACTTGCAAGGCGTTCTTTCTTCTCGTCCTTTACCTTGTGCGGACGAATCACGATGTGCGGGCACTGCTCCTTCTTCATCGTCCGCACATCGGCAATCAGCAGAAACCCCGCATGGGCTTCTCCTGTGCCTGACTTTTCGTCATAGCGTGCAATCTCATCACGCAAAAAATCCGCGATCTCCTCCGCGCATCGCCACGGGGTCATGTTTTCCCTCCTGTCCGTCGTTCAAGTTCATGCATGATTCGCTCTTCGTACTTCTCCACCATAGCATCCATCGTCGTCTCGATCACGCTCTCATCGTCGAACATCTGCGGAACAGATGGACCATAAATGCCCTTGAGCGGATAGCGTTCTGCCTCCTCGCGCATGAGCGGGGCATCTCCGTGCATAAAAGAGCGCGGGACAACTCCGCCGCTGTCCTGCTTGATGGATACGAAAACGCCGTCCTTGCGCCGCCGCGTCCCACGAAAGTTCTTGACTGGTTCTGTGCCGCCCTCAATGCGTATGACGGTATCAAGTGGGCTTGGATTCTCTACTTTCATGCGCGATTTCGCAACGCCTGACTTGATGGTGTAGACTTCGCGCATTTTCTTTGCGCCTATGGTCATGCCATGACGCGCTGCGCGTTTCCCCGATGCACCGAGTGCAGCGTGCAGTTCGCGCCCTGAGAGCGATGAGAGTGCCTGTCTGATTTTCTCTGCGTCGTCCTTCGACACGTCCACTTTTATCATCGCGGCATTCCTCCTCCCGTCAGCTGTCATGCCCCTTGAGTACGATGGATAGAAGCCCCGCCTCATGCGTGCACGAATCCACAAGCATAACTTCTCCATCAAGATTAAACCGCATCCCCTCCACGGGGATCTCTGGGAGTAGACGCGACTCAACGTGTACAGTCACGCCAACGCCGTGAATACCTTCGTACGCGTCATACGTCGCGCCGCGCAGGTATTTCTCCTCGGTGCGCGGTTTTTCTACAACGCACAGGCAGACTGTCCCGTTGAGGTCATACTCCTTCGCGAATTCGTCTGCATCAAAAAACACGCCCCTCAGATCCTCGGCGAGATCCTCCTTGAACGTGTTCATTTTTTCTTACCTCTACTCTTCTTTTTTGCGGGTTCTCCGTCCGTCTGGACGGCGGCGGCAGGATCAATAGCGGGAATTCCGCCCACGCCGTCCTCGCTGTCCGAATCGGGCACATCATCCGATGCACCGCCATCGCCCACATCGCCGTCATCGTTGTCGGTGTCCTCGACATCTTCGGTCTCGTCTCCGTGGTAGATTTCGAGGTCTCCGCCCGAACGGGCAACAAGGCGCTTTGCCGTCTGCGGATCGGCGATCTCAACCACGTCGCCCGCCTTGTAAATCTCACCGTTATGCGCGAGGCAGAATCGCTTGACGATAATCTTCATCGTGCTCACCCCTTCGTCTTGATCAACGCCCAGTCATCCGTCCACTCCGGCGCAAGGAGAAAGCGGCTGTACATGGTGAGAGAAATGACTTGCGTGTCCTTATTGCCGCTGTAGTACGGTACATACTGCCCGATGAAAGTGTTGTATTTCGTGCCTTCATCGTTGAGGAGTGTGACCGCGCCATGCAGCTGACACCCGCGTCCCGGTACGGCGATGATTACGTCATTGTCGCCGAGGAACGGCTTCACTGTACCGTCATCATCCGTATACGTCTCCGTGTACGAGTAGACTTCCAGATTCAACGCCTGCAAAAGCCCGATGCGGCGAATCTGCGGACTCGTGAAGCGCGGCGCAAGGGAGAGCATCGCAAGGTTCTCACGGTTCGGAATGGCGAGCCACTCGCGCATTTGCGTGTTCTTGATGATATAGTCCTCGACGTTCTTGCCGCAGAGCATGAGCGTCGGGATGATTCCCGTATTTTCCTGAATCATCATGGAGGCGTTCCTGATGTCGGAGTAAATCGTCGCGGACGGATTGTCCCATGTCACACTCGGCGTGATCTTCTGCGTCCATCCGTCGAATTTCAGCACGTCGAGAACGTGCGTCTCGCCGTCGTCCGCATAGCCCTTGATCTCGCACTGTCCCGTCGTTAGTATGTCAGCCGCCATCTTGTTCTTGCGGTTGACGATCATGTTCTGCAGCTCCACAAAGTCCCGTGCCTGAATCTGCGCGGCGCGCTGCGCTGGGGTCATGGTGCTATATACCGTCTCGCCGAAAGATCGGTGCATAACATCATCCGGAGAGAGTGTCCGGCGCGGACCGACCATCGGCGGCGTGTAGGTGTCAATCCACGACGTATCACGCTTCATGTTGATGCCCTTCGCGCCGCTCACGATGAACGGTGCAAGACGGCGGCCACCCTTGCGGTACTCGGTCATGATGGTCGATGTCGTCGCCGTCGGCGGCACAATCGGATAAAACGTATCGAGCAGAAAGCTCGCAGGAGGCTTGATGCGCTCCATCGCTGCCATCAGCGAAATTGTGTCATTGTAGTCAATCATCGGCATGTTCAGTTCCTCCTTACTTCAGCGACGTGAGGAAGATGCCCTTTGTGCGAAGCTCCTCCTCGTGTGCGTTTACTGTGTCACCTGCGGCGGCAATCAGCTTCTCGCGGTTGAACCGCCCCGAAACGTAGACCGTCCCGACGGTATCGGCTTTTGTTGCATCGACATCTGACTGCAGGACGTAATCCGCCGCGCCATCCTTGACTGTCTGCTCCGCCTTGATCGCGCCCGTGCCGCCGTCCTTTTTCGCGGTGAGCAGCATCCCGCGCTGATAGACCTTCCCCTGCTTCAATGTGACGTTCTTCGTCAGCACTGCAACCTCGGGGCCGCCCAGCAGCTCGTCAAAGCTCGTCGCGTCCTTGATTGTGTCATGGTAACTCATGTTATTCCACTCCTCTCATCCGATTGGCATAGCTTGCAATATCGGCGATATTGCGTTCCTTCTCTGCCGCTTCACCGCCATGCGGTGGCTGTGGCGTCGGCAGCACGCCGTCCGCATTGGATTCCTTGCTGTCCTGCAGGATCGCGCGAATCGACGCAAGCATCTTCTCTTCGTGCTTCGTGTCCGTACCTGTGACGGGTGCATTTGCGGCGGCATCGACGTATGGCTTCACGCTTGCCGCGGTCGCCCCGAGTGCCTTGGCCGCCGTAACGATGCCGTCAACGGCGGGATTCCCGTTTTTCAGTGCATCGAGTGCCGCCATGCGTGCCCGCTCCTGTGCGACTGCCGCCGCGCGAACATCCTCCGCATTCTGTGCCGACGTGTCCTGCTGCGCTTCCTGCGGCTGCCCACTCTTGTTCTCGCCCATCAAGAGATTCTTGATTGTTGTGAGTGCCTCGGTTGCTGTCATTCCCATAGTGGTATCACTCCTTTTTTTCTTCTCCTCCGGCAAAATTGCCCGTAACTTATCCACATTTTCAAACCTGTCTAGTTTGCAGGATACGGAATTGACGATCAAAAGATTGTCCTCCCATCGGTTTTCAATGGGAATCTCATCTGTGATCTCATCCACAAATCCGTATTCTTTCGCCTTATCTGCGGTCATCCACTCCTCCACATCCATCTTGTGCTTTACTTGCACCTCAGAGAGCGTATGCCCTACACGCCCCATGTAGACGTTGACGATGGTCTGTTTGACCGCCGCGAGCCGATCTGACACCTTTCCAAGTTCCACGGCATCATAGTAGCCAAGCATGGCAGATTTCGGGTTATGGATCATGTAGATCGTATTGCTCGGCATGATGACCGTTTCGCCTGCGCACGCAATCACCGTCGCGGCACTCGCACACATCCCGTCGATTTTGACGGTGACGTTGCCCGTGTACGCTTTCAGCTGATTGTAAATCGCCTGTGCCGCAAATACGTCACCTCCGGGACTGTTCACGCGCACGGTGAGCGCTTTCCCGCCGCAAGCTGCCAGATCCTCCGCGAATTTCTTCGGCGTTACCTCATCGCCGTACCATGACGCATCCGAGATTTCGCCGTAAAGCAAAAGTTCCGCCGCGCCCTCTGCGCTATTTTTGAATTTCCAAAACTCCCCCATTATCCTCACCTCCCCTCTGTTCGTCCTCGCTCTCCGTGTCCTTTCCGGCGAGCACTTCAGGTGTCCCAAGTGTCAGTCCCTTGGACTCGATCATCTTCAACTCCCATGCGAGCTGATCCAGATTCTCCTCGAAGTCTGTTCCCGTCATTTCCGCCGCCTCGCGCTCACGGGTCGAAAGCCCGTACTGCACGCGCATCGCACTCCCCTTGATGTCCTTCACGGGGTCGAGAATCGACATCGTCGGGCCGTACCAATCCGCACTCACCCACGCCGCGCGAATGGCAGGATCGTCGAAGAAGCCCGGCGCGTCAACGCGCCCAACAGCGACCGCCTCCGCAAGCCACGTTTCATAGACGGGTTGACAAAAGTCGCGCGCGAACCACGTCCGGCGCAGTTTGAACTCCTCCCACGCTTGCAGCATCGCCGCGCGAGATGCGCTATACGAACTCGTAAAGTTTTTCATAAGGACTTCATACGGGATGTTGATTGCCGCGCCGATGTGCTTGATGAGCTGCGTCACGAACGGATCAAAGGTACTCATGCTCCGCCCTGCGTCCACTGCCTTGACATCCACACCTGCGGGCAGGGCGTTCAGTGTGCCCGGACCAAGTCCGTATTCTGATACATCGACGACTGGCGCACGCGGATCGACTTGTTCCTCCTCGTCTCCATAGATGGCAGACGGGGCGATCCCTTCGAGTCCACTTGCTCCTACGGGCGAATTGGTGAAAAACAGGGCAAAGAAACTCTTGATGATCGCCGCTGTCAGCTCCGCGTTTGTGTACCTGCTGACCTGTTTCAGTGTTTCGATGACGGGTGCAAGGTACGGTACGCCGCGATATTGCTCTGACCGTACGTCATGGCATATCTGCACGATATTCGGCGTTCCTGAGAGATCACCAAACGCCTTGACGCGCACCCACGCATCCATCTGCGCCGCTTCTATGAGATCGCCCGGTGCTTTGTTGGAGATCCAGTAGGCTTCGATTGCGCCCTCTGCGTCGATCTCCACGCCGCTGACAATCCGATTCCCGTTGCTCTGATTCTTCGCCTCAACGGAAAACACACCATAGCCGCCCGTAAGGCTTCCGCCATACGGATTCGATATGCGATTCCCCTCGATGATCTGTAGGCGCAGGCTATACGGCATGAACGATGTCGGCGGCTTTCGCCGAAAGAGCGCGAAGGAATCCCCGTCTACGAGATACGCCACATACGCAAGATCCTGCAAGTCGTAGAAGCTGTTACGGCGGTAGAGATCGCAGTGCCTCGAGGCTGCCCATAGGTCAAACTCGCGGCGCGTCCTCCGATTCCACGCCCGCGCCTCCTCATGCGTCAGCCCCAAGTCCAAGTAATGAATTTTTGGAAAGACCTTGAGTCCTGCGCCGACGGTGTGCATCGCACTCGTCTGGATCGCCGCCGCGCCGATGGGCGTATTGATTGCCTGATCCGCCGAGCGATTGCGCAGCGTGTAGAGATTGGCGTCGATGTCCGACTTCGCGGATGCACGGACGGGATGATAGGCTTTCAGAATGCCGCTTGTGTGCGACGCTCCTCCCTCGGAATATCCCGTGTTCTTGATCTGCGTCTCCTCACGTGCCGTCGGCATTCGCGCCTTTGCAGGTCTGTTTTTCCGTTTTCTCATGCTGTCTGTCTCCTAGTCGTGAAATACAACGCGCTTTGAAAAGCCGCGCGAGCGCCCCTTCATCTGCTCCAATTCGCTCTCAAGCTCTTTGATTACCTTGTGGATCTCGGCGAGATTTGCCCGCGTTAGTTGTCTGTTTCCGAGTGTGTAGGATTGCCCGCGCAGGACTTTCCGCTCTGCCTCGTAATAGAGTTCCAGTCGCTCGATAATGACTGTCTCTGATTTCACCACGCCATCATCCTCCCAATCAAAAAGGACGGCTCATGCCGTCCCATGTCGTCAATATAGATTCATGCTGCGCGTTTTCGCCTGTGGTGGGCGTTTCGGTCGCTCCGCCGTTTTCGGCTTTACTTTTTTCTTACGCGCCTCCTCCGGAATATTCACGCCGAGCATTTCCGCTATTTTTACCCAGTTGATATGCGGCAGTAGGGATTTCATGCACGCGAGATTGTAGACGCGCAGATCCAGAGGCTCATTGCGGGCATCCTTGCTGATCGGCTCCCATACGACTTGGATCATGCCGCCCTTGCGCGTGACTTTGCGCTGTTCGGCAATAATCCCCTTGAAGTAAATCTGATCATATCCGCGCTGCCCGATGTGGCTGTCATCCACAGGAAAGTGAAAATACTGCTGCCCCTTCTGCTCAAGTCCGAGCCGCGTCATTACTTGCTGCTTGCCGTCGTTGACGCCGAGAATAACGAGCGGGATGCCGTACTCTTTTGACGGCTTGCTGTACCGCCATATCAGAGGCAGTCCCGATCCGCCGCGCCCTTTGATGCCGATGCGCTGCTTGTGCAGGTTTTTTCGGCAGTAGAGATATACATTCTGTGTTGACAGTCCGCCCGTGTCGATGAACGTCCGCGCCACTTTCAGGCTGTTTCCGTCGGCGAAATGATAGGGGCGGTCAAGAACGCCGTCGAGCAGCTGCCATACGCGCTGTCGGTCAGGATCGCCGGGGATGATTCCTTTCTGAATGCCCCAGCACTCCTCGCCGAATCCCCATCCGCATATCTCATACTCAAGGCGATTGCCCTGTACGTCGACGGCTGCAGTCAAGAGGAGCACGCCGCGCGGCAGCTCTGCCTCGTACTTCTCGCGGCGGCGCAGGAACTGCATCTCATCGTCGTACGCGCCGATCAGTCGGTACGTCTCGCCGAATCTCGTGTTGACGACGACCTGCTCCCTGAGTGGGTCGCCCTTCGCCTCATACCACTCCTTCATGATGCCGTTCCACGTCAGCCACGGGGACGAAAAACCGTTGACGAAAAAGGAGCGCGTGCCGTTTTCAAGGGCGATGGGGTTCTGCATCTCGTACCGCTGCGGCGCGTCCTTCATCTGCCGCTCGGAGAATTTGAACCCGCAGTCTGGACATCGCCATTCCACCTTTTTCATGATGTAGGTGACGTTGCCGTCCTTGTCGTGGCTCTCCTCGTGGTCGCACTCCATCTCCGTATGTCGGAGTACATGATACTCGCCGCAATTCGGACAGCGATGCCGCCACTCCTCCTGTGTCCCTGCTAGATATTCCGTCTCGATGCGGCTTGCGCTCTCGGTCGTCGGCGTAGAGAATAGCCCTGACACATGATTCCAGAACGTCGTCATGCGCTTTGACGCAAGGTCAACGGGATCGCCCTCCGTGCCCGCCGTCTGCGCGAATCGGTCAACCTCATCGGCGAGCAGGACGCGCACGGGACGCGACGCAAGCCCCGCCGGGGAGTTCGAACCGCACATGATCAGACGTCCGCCGGGGAAAATCTTTGAGAGAATCGTATTGTTGCCGTCGCGCGTTTTCGCTGTGCCGAAATCCTCCTTCCCTTTGACGGTGAAAAAGAGATTGTTGAGCACTTTTGTGTCGCGCAGCATCGGCGCGATGCGTGTCTTGGAGTAGTCCTGCGCCATTTCGATGGTCGGCTGAATCATCATAATCGCCGCCGGGTCGAGGTGAGCGAATCGTCCGATGACATTATTCATAATATCCGATTTGCCGATCTGCGCCGCCGATTTCACAACAACGCGATGAACACCTGTCTGCGTAAACGCATTCATGATTTCCCGCTGATATTCTGCACGCGACGTCCGCCATCTCCCTGGCTCTGCGTTGCCTTGCGAGATCACGCGGTATTCGTCCGCCCATTCGGAGACGCTCGTTTTCGGCAGCGGCTTGAGTCCCTTACGGGATATGTACTGCCATAGATCAATCGCTGTCCTCATCGTCTGCCTCGATCTCCTCTTCCGTGAATAGCTCCGGCGAGTATTCGGATAACTCCGAAAGTCGTTCTTCCAGTTCGCGTGTCATAAGCTCGTAAATCTGTCCTCGTGGCTTCCCCTCTAACTGCGGCGCAAGTTTTGACGGCATCCCGAGAAGCTGCGTGCGCAGGTTGGATAACATCTCCGTCAGGACGAGTTCAACGGTCTTGGCATCATAGGCGCGGTTCTCCATTTTCGCAAGGCGCAGTTCCGCGATCTCACGCTTTGTCTTTTCATGCTTCGCTCGCTCGCGGGTCAAATCCAGTTCCGCTTCAATGCCGACCTCTTCATTTTTCTGCCCTGACCAATAGCGCTTCACGCTCTCGTAGAGTAGAACCGCGCCGCCCGGATTATCCTCGTCGCGAACGACAATCTCATCCTTGATGAGGTGATTGACGCGCGCAGGAGTTACGCCAAAAGCAGATGCAAGCTGTCGCTGTGTGACTGTGATTTTCTTGACATCCCCTTTGACTTTCATGCGTAATCACCTCCGATTTAGTAAATCTTTTTCTCACTTTTTTCTCAAATCGCTAGTTAGTTGGTTGTTTTCCGTTCCGGCGGCTCGAAAAAATTTATTAACTCCATGAAAAAATTTGCAGCTAAACAAACGGTGGGCTCGAAAGCGGGAGCGCACAAGTTCAAAACGCCAGAAGTACCTATTGCCTCCGTGGTCGTCGTGCCTTGCGCCGCACCTCTTCCCATCGCATCATCATTCGGCTCTTAGTTTCGATAGCTCTGATCTTGCGTTCCTGCACGCGTGTCAGCGCCTCCTCGATGTTGAGTATCCTGTCGATGAGCGGTTGACGCTTCTCAACTTTGCCGATCATCGTCTTTTGCTCCTGCAAGACTTCAATCTCACTCACTTCTCCTGTGATCTCATCGTAGACGTTCGCAATCATCGGTTTTGATTGCAGTTCGAAGATATCCTTCGTCTCGCATAGTTCTTGCGCCGCATTCAGCTCGTTCAGATATATAAGCATTCGGCGCTCTCGCAGCGTCAGCAGTCGAATCGTCTCATCGATCACGGTAAATGGATTCGTGTCTGCCGATCGCAGTATTGCCTTCTCTTCGTCGCTTATGGCATCTTCCCATATTGTTTGGTATTCGCCAGTCGTGACGGCGTTCGCGTTCTTTTGCGGTGATGATGATTTATGTCCAACAGAATTTTTGTTTCCTAATGGAGCACCCCGCCCCTTGCTCAAAATTATTCCATCGGATGTGTTGTTTTCGTATGGGAGCGTTTTCCCAATCATGCTCCACTGGTCGAGTGTTTTCCACTTTCTGACTTTGGAGGCAGTCACGGATAGTTCATTCGCAATGTCTACGAGCTTCATTGTTCCGCCGCTCGCCCTCCATAACTCGTAGGCGCGGTCACGTTCTTCACTGCGCCGACTCGCCATGTACTATCACCGCCTCCTTATTGCTTTTCCTGCAAGGCAAGATCCAGTTCAATAAGCTGCCGCAAGTCTGCAACGGATGAGAATGTAATCTTGCCTGCCTTGAAATCGTTCACCCACTGACCGATGCCCGCCTGTGTTATTTTGCGATAACCCTCACGGGATTGCGTAATTTGCATCTGCTTGTCAGCTTCCCGCTGTGCTTTCAATTCCTCTTGATTCTCAGGAATTACAATCCTTTTCTTTCCCTTCTTCTGCATCGACTACCCCGTCCTTGATTCGCTCTGCCCTTTGTCCCGTGAACTCCTCCCACCGCCGAACAATGACATCGGCGTAGACGGGATCGCACTCCATTGAAAAACATCTGCGCCCCGTCTGCTCGGCGGCGATGAGCGTTGATCCACTCCCTCCGAATCCATCAAGTACGATATCGCCCGGGCGGCTGCTGTTCTGAATGGCTCGCGCACAGAGCGCGATTGGTTTCATTGTCGGGTGCTCGCCGTTGCGAATCGGCTTCTCGAATCGCCACGCCGTCATGATGGAATCATCCGCGCGAGATACAACCTCCACGTCCCGCGCACGAATTACGACCTGTTCTAGTCCGACGGTAACGCATATCAACGCATGATCTTCTTGTTCTTGTATGACGATAGGCAAGTCCTCTAACACCGTCCCCTGCTTTCGTCCTCCGAAAAAGCTGTGCCGCCCATCGGTACGCCATCCGTACAGGATCGGCTCATGCTGCCATTGATAATCTTGCCGCCCGATGACGAACTGATTCTTCACCCAGATCAAGCACTGTTTTAATGTCCAGTTCGCCGTCGCCATCGCCTCGCGAAATTCATTCCCTGCACTGTCAGCATGGCAGATATAGATCGCCGCTCCGGGCGAAGCCACGTTGTAAAAATTGCGGAATGTGTCGATAAGGAATGCGCGAAATGTGTCCACGTCCATCTTGTCGTTTTTGATCTTGAGCTTTTCCTTTGTATGTCCCTCATAATCGACGTTGTAGGGCGGGTCTGTGAAGATCAGAGTGGCGTTCTGCTCATCCATGAGCTTCTCCATGTCAGCCGCCATCGTGCTGTCTCCGCACATAAGTCGATGCCGACCAAGAATCCAAACATCGCCACGCTTTGAAATAGGCTCTTTGATTGATGCGGCTGTGCTCGCTGGGTTAAAATCATCTTCTCTGACTTCCTGTGCGCGAACGTCCGCAAGCAGATTATCCAGTGCTTTCCCGGCGTAGCCTGTCAGCTCTATGTCAATATCAAGCCCACTCAGATCGGATAACAGCCTCGCCATCTCCTCTGTGTCGATTGAGGCAAGTTCTGCGATGCGGTTGTCTGCAACCAGATCCGCCCATTCCTCTGCCTCGCTTGCGTAGTCCTGCCGCTCTACGGGTACTTTGCACCCAAGAAGCATAGCGGCAGCAAGTCGACCGTGACCACGCACGATAAACCCCGACCGATTCGACACTGTGACTGGTGCTCGCCATCCTTGTGTCTGGATGATTTTCGCCAGTAGCTCAATCTGCCGTTTCGGGTGCTGATTTGGATTCCTCGGATTCGGCACAAGCATTTCGGGATCAACAAGCTCCGTATAGGAGCAATGCACCTTGATATTCTCCATAGCAGAGCCTCCTTTTTGCGCATAGAAAAAGACACCGCCATTATAACGATGTCTTTTGGGCGTACTTTTCCCATGCGCATAGTATAGCACTAAAACTTCACCCTGTAAACTTCATCTTTTTTTCACCCTAAAATTTCATTGCAGTCCGCCCCGTAGAGGGCTGTATTCATGATGTCGATCAGCCTCCCCTTGTTCCGCCATACCGTTGCGTTCGCGCATTTAAGAGCATTGCAGATTTCATCCTCGCTCATTTTTTGGAAGAAGCTCATTTCGATGATCGGAAAGTATTCGTCATCTCGGATTGCCGATAGTGCCGCATCGATTTCTCTGATCTCGTTTTCGTCGCGGGCGATTTTTCGCTCCACAATCATAATCTTCGCCTCGCGCAGTTCCTCCAATGTCGGACGCTCGCCGCCTTTGGATGACGGAGAGAACATGACGATGCTCTTTGACTTTCCCATGTCCTCTTTTTTGATGTCCTCGATGTCCGCCTTATAACGCTCAATGTTGATCTTGAGAAGCGGATAGGCATACAGTCGCTTTTTTGTGAGTTTGGAGAGATCCTTTGCGCGGTATCGCGTGGGCGGCTTCAGTTTCTGAATTTCATCGCTGAAAACGCTTCGGATCTCCTGCAAGTCCTTTTTACTCAGCCCCATGCTTCAACCTCCTCCGTATTTTGTCCGATTCGGACATTTCCTGATTCTCCGCCATGTTCGATCTCCCTACACATACGTCTCGAGAATGACAGGGTCATCCTGCGGATGACGAATCATTTTGACCATATCCGGCGGGATTGCCGCGCGCACTTCGTCAAGCGTCTCCCGTCCGACGTAGATCATCGGCGACATATACGCCGATTTTCCGCATCCCATTACGCCGTATCTGTTTTGCGCTACGATATGTGCCCGCGCCACGTATCCATTTGGAAAATCCTGCGGATGATCATACACGGTCACAATGACGTTCACTCGGTAGCTCCTGCGACCGTTGTTGATCAATCGACGGAATTCATCGTTCGTTAGCCCCGCATTCATCGTGCTTCTCCTTTGATGTGTCTGTGTTCTGTGCAGAAATTCATCGAGATAGTGGATTTTGATGCCCGTGTGGATGGCATACGCCTTTTCTGCCCTGCATCCTGTGGATTTCTCCCACCCGGGACAAAGGATGATCGCCTCACAGCATGAGAGGAGTTCCAGGGCATCGGCGAGCGCCGTGCAATAGTCCGTGTTTTCATCGCCAAACATTCCGAGCGGATTCATAAAGCAGATATGCGGATGGCGGGCTTTCAGTTCGGCGCGGATGCGCTCTGCATCTGCAAGGTTCGCTTTCTCGTCACCCGTGAATGGATGAGATACATAATAACGCTTCATGTGTGCTCCTCCTTATGCAAATAATGCCTGTTCTGAAAACTGCTGTGCCTCCGCCCGCTGCAGGTTCTTCACACTCTGCGTGTAGTAGGAGTCCTTCAGTTCAATCCCAATGGCGCGGCGTCCCATTTTGACTGCCTGATATGCTTCCGATCCAATCCCCATGAACGGCGTAAACACAACGTCCTCGGGATTCGTCCACATCGTGATTGCCCGCTCAATTACTTGCAGTTGGAGCGGTGCGATGTGGCGCTCATCTTCTTCGTCCCGCGCGCTCTCGCGTTGGAGAGTGTTTGACGGGTTGATGTCTGGCCATACGCACTCCGCCCACTGCTGCCACTGTTTGACGGGAAACTCCTCGCTTGTATGATGAACGGGCTTCGGGTTGTCGCCCGGCTTGCGGAATGTCAGCAGGTAGTCCGGAATCGCCATGCGCGAGAGGCAGGAATCTTTCTTGACCTGTTTCCACAAAAGCCCGATTGCCTTTGTGCGCTGCATGGCGGTCACGGGGTCTTTGCGGATGGTTACGCGCGGCGTGTGCATGACGAATCCCGCTCGCTCGAATATGCGTACAAGCGCCCCTGAGAAGTCACGCAGTCCGATCACACCGTCCCGATTCTTTGTAAGGGGGAGATCAATACAGTGGACGCTCATGCAGCGCCCCGGCGTGAGGATTCTGTAAAGCTCCTTCGCCAAGAAGCGGAAGTGGCGGGCGAACTCCATACTTGTGCGGCAGTTGCCAATGTCGCGATTGCTGTTGCTGAACACATACAGACTTTCAAACGGCGGCGAGAAGATGATGAAATCAACGCTCGACTCTGGAAGCCCCCGCGCAACCTCCACGCAGTCCCCGTGGTAGATGTGCCACATCGCCCCTGCATCCTGACCTAATACCTTGACGCTTTCCATTTCGTGTCCTCCTTACGCCGCCGACGGCTTGAGCCAATCCGGCAGGGTCATGTCCTCCTGCGGGTCATATTCTTTGGTCTGCCGTGTGGTCGATCTGATATTGTCCTTCGTGATGTTCTGCGTCACTGCGATCATGCCGCGCAGCATCTCCTCGAACTGTCTTTCCTTGCGCTGGATGTTCTCGACGACCGCCCCCTCTGTGTCGGCGGTGATGATCTGAACGTCTACGGGGTGCTCCTGCCCGAATCGCCAACAGCGGCGAACGGACTGATAGTATTGCTCGAAGCTGTCCGAGAGTCCGACGAACGCCATTTTATGGCAGCGCTGAAAGTTGAGTCCCATTCCGAAAATAAGAGGCTTACTGATCAGTACGCGAATCCTTCCGGCGGCAAAGTCTACCGCCGCCCGCTCTTTTACGTCCGGGTGGTCGCTTCCGCTGATCTCGACCGCATCGGGGATGAGCGCTTTTAGTGCATCGGCTTCGCTGTTGAGGTTGCACCATACGAGCCACTGGTCCGCATCCGCATTCACGATTTCGGCACACGCCTGCGCCCGATCCTGCACACTGTCCCGCCGCGCCTGTTGACGTTCCTGCAAGGTAAGCGCCTCGACGGCAAAAAGCGTTTCCGGCTGCCGCTCCGTATGTACGGTATGTTGTGATATGCGTAGCGGTGGCAGGTTGTAGCGTGTGCCGCTATATCCGAGGTCTTTTGGATTCGTGAGCATGACGCTCCAACTCGCCACCCACTGCCAAAAATCCTGTACCGCATGACCTTTCAGCCGCCATTTTCTTATTTCTCCGCCATCGTGGACGAAAAACGTCGCAAGCATCTCACCCGATGACATAACTCCCAAGAACTCGCTGTGATTGCATAGCTCCATGAGGTCGTTCGGTGCGGGTGTCGCTGTACAGGCGAGGCGGTAGGGGATCTTTTGGCAGGACGCGATCAGTTGTGCGCGGATTTTCCCCGCCTGTGCTTTGAGGATAGAGGATTCATCCAGCACAATCCCCCGAAATGTTGAGAGGTCGAAGCGCTCCATGCGCTCATAGTTCGTGATGTTGATTCCGCCATCCGTGACATCTTCCTGTGAGCGGCAGTGCTTGACGGTGATCCCGAACTTCCCCCCCTCGGATATTGTCTGCTTGCTCACGGCGAGCGGCGCAAGGATGAGAACTGTGCCGCCGATGTGGCGTGCCCATTCAAGCTGCATGAGTGTTTTTCCGAGTCCCGTACCCGCAAATATTGCCGCTTTCCCCTTTTTCAGTGCCCAGAGCACGATGTCACGCTGAAAGTCAAATAGTTCATCGCTGATCGTGATGTTCTCCACGTCGATTCCTACGCTCGGCACGGTGATTTCTTTCCGGCGCAGAAACTCCTCGTATTTATCTGTCATTGCTTTCTTTCCTCTCTGCTCTCGTGGCTTCCGCGATCCGCCGTATCACATAATCCGCGCACGGCTGCGCCATGCCGTTTCCGAGTGCCTT